GACTGGTATGCTTATCTTGCCGCTATTCGTCAGTTCAGCAATCCAGAGGCAACAGATATTAACGTATTCGCTACTCCAGGTATTGACTACGTAAATCAGAAACTTCTTGTTGAAGAGGCAATAGAAATGATTGAGGAAGAAAGAGCAGATAGTATCTACGTTATTACAACTCCAGATAAGCCAAGCGGTGCTGGTGATTACGTTGATGAAATGTACACCCCAGACGAGGCTGTGTATAACTTGGAGGATACGGAGATTGATTCTAACTACTCATGTACATATTATCCTTGGGTTAAATACTTAGATGTTGATAATAATCAGTATATCTATTTGCCAGCAACGAAGGATGTTGTACGTAATTTCGCACAAACTGATAATCAAGCATATCCTTGGTTTGCACCTGCAGGTATTGAGCGTGGTAATGTTGACTGTGTGAGAGCACACTTTATTACAAAACTCGGTGATGAAGATGTGTTGTACGAAGGTAGAATTAATCCAGTCAAGACATTCGCTCAAGACGGTCCTAAGATTTGGGGACAGAAGAACTTGCAGATTAATGAATCACAACTTAATCGTATCGCAGTTCGTAGATTGTTATTGAGAATGAGAAAACTTATTGCAATCGCTTGCATTGGCCTCATTTTCGAACCAAACGATGCAACAACGAAGCAGTCATTCATTTCTACTGTAACTCCAATTATGGATAGCATCAGAAGCAATAGAGGTATTTCTGATTACAGAATTGAGGTCAATGATACAATAGAGTCAAGGGAAAGAAGAGAACTTCCAGTTAAGATTTACTTCAAACCTTACAATGCTCTTGAGTATATAACAATCGATTTTATTTTATCCCCAGAGGGTGTCTCTTTTGATGATATTTAATCAAATTATATAATTATAAAAAGTGGAGAGTATTGTTTGCTCTCCACTTTTTTTATGTCAATGATATTTATATACAAATAAACGTTTATTAATTATGGAAAAAAATTTTAAAACAATTTTAAATGAGTTGAAAAGTCTAAAAGCGCAGCTTACAGAAGACTATATATTTAATGGGGAAGATGGCGTTATGGACGATGGAATGGGACAAGAAATGGGTATGGAGCAACAACAGATGCAAGCACAAGGACAAGATGAAGTTAATCCAGCGTTGGTTCAACCAAAGCAATCACAACAAATGGGTAATGGAGATTCTGAGGAAGAAATTGCAATGCATGCCCAAGAAATAATACAGCATGAGCCAATTGTAGGTAAGATTAGAGAAACCGCAATTGAAGGATTAAAGAAGTATGCAGACCATCCTACATCGGATTTGTATGCCTATTTTAAAGATGTCTTCTTGTCCAGTGACAAATTGTTAACAGGAAAAGGTAAATAAATAAAGAGAGGGTTATCCTCTCTTTATTTGTTCAAGTAAAGCATCTTTTTTTAAGAAAACTTTATAAGGAAATGTATATTTATTATTTGCATAATAAAACAGTTTAACGCCATTTTCTTTACACAATTTTCTTTTTTTTATGTCAAGAGATATTGTTTTAATGAATGCATCTTCCCCACCAAAGATGCCAACTGGCTTGAAATGTTGGCCACCTTGGCATTCTATACCTACGTTATATTTAGGGAGGTAAAAATCTATATGCTGTTTTCCTAACCAATCAAATTTCTTATAAGTTTCGAACTCTATTTCATTTTCTTCTAGAAACCTTCTTATTTCTCCTTCTAGATTACTTTCAGAACATATCGGACACCCAACACCTTTGAAAAAGTTCGTTGGTAGAATTTTAAAATCTCCATGTTTAGGGCAAGTTACTATCACTTTTCCTTCTTCATCCCTATTGTACATGTCAAGGTGCTCGTAGGTGTACTCATCACCAAATATTTCTTTTCCCCTTTTTATAAACTCTTCGTTGGTTATTGTATTTTTAAATGCTGTTGTTTCTCTTCCACAATGGTAACATCCTTGGCCGTTTAACAGATTATAGTAGTTTATTAGTTGTTCACCATGTTTGGGGCATATCACTTTTATTCTATATTTTTCATCATGTTCAGAATATTTTGTTTGTGAAAAATCAAGTTCGGGGTGTAGTTTTGATAATTCTTCCTTAACTTCATCATCGTTTTTTTCTTTACCATAACAAATGTGACAGCCATATCCTTTAATGAAATTAGAAGGCCAATCCCAGTATTTCCCATGCTTTTTACAGCAGAATTCGACCCTTCCTTTTTCATCCCTATCATTCACATTAAAATTACTCCAATCGTAATTATTTAAGTTATGTTTCTTTTTTGCTTTTTCTAAAAAATTATCATTCGTAAATTTATGATAAATTCCACATTTTTTCTTTCCACACTCTGTGCATCCTTTTCCTTGTAAATGATTATGAAATATTTGTTCTCTCACTCCGTGTATTGGACAAATGTATTTTATCATTCCAAGTTTATTTTGTACACCTTCTGTAATTGAATAATCGTATTTATTTCCGTGTACTTTTTTGCACATTTCTATTACTTGTTCTTTACTGTAAGCCATATATTTTATTGTTTATCTATATAAATAAATATATTTTTAAATGAAAAAAGCAACGTTTTTCCATAAAAATATTTTATTTTATTATGATAAATTGATTAGAATCAAGACTATCAGTAAAAGCGACAAAGTGTTAACAGACACTGGTAATAAAAAATAAGGTACTGACGTTAATCAGTACCTTTTTATATCAAAAAGCAGCATATCGCCCATGTTGCCCAAATTTGGATTATATGTATTGTTTGGTCAATTGTGAGGCTTATTTTTAATTGATTACATTTGAGGTCATCCACATACATATGAATAAACGTATTACAGCATATTATTATGCCTAATATGCTTGGGGTAATGTTAAAAAACCAAAGCGGAATAGAGATAATTATTGACCAAGACAAAGAATGAATCGTCAATGCAGTCATATAGTCATATTCGTACATATCTTTGTAGCCTTTTTGCGTTAGCCACCAATTTTTCTGCTTCATATTAGCCAATATTCCTTGTAAGTGGAAATCATCTATGATGTGAAGCAATATCATCAAAAAAAGTATTTTTAGTTCCATAAAATAAAAATTAACATATTCAATAATATTGCAAATATATATTTTTTTCTGAAAATAAACAATTTTTTAAGTTAAAAAAAATATAATATGTTATATTTATATTAAAAATAAAATGAATAATAATAATCTAGATTAAAAAAATATTTTAAAATGAGTGATTTACTTTTGAAAATGCCGCTCAACTATGAGCCGCTCAGGAAAAATAGATGGCTATTAAGATTTCCAGCTGATTTAGGTATCCAAGAGTGGTGGTGTCAGAGCGCAAAGCGTCCATCAATTAAACAAGAGGGTAAAGCGATACCTTTCTTGAACACAGAAACATATGTTGTAGGACGTTATACTTGGGATGAGATTCAAGTAACATTGAGAGACCCAATTGGTCCTTCTGCTTCTCAAGCTGTAATGGAATGGGTACGTCTTCACTCTGAGTCCGTTACGGGAAGACAAGGTTATGCAGCTGGTTATAAACGTGATGTTGAGCTTGAAATGCTAGACCCAACTGGTGTTGTTGTCAGCAAATGGATACTAAAGAACACAATGTGTACAGCAGCAGATTTCGGTGATTTGGATTACAGCCAAGATGACCTCGCGACCATCAGCTTGACACTCCGCTTTGATTATGCGATTTTGGCGTATTAATTTGAGTATCAGCAAGTTACAGCGTTTCGTTAAAACATTATTGAATGAGCAAATAAAACAAAAAATAGGATTCTAGTGTTAGAATCCTATTTTTTTATCAGTTTTCTTATTACCATTATCTTCTGTGTGATATATTTGTGCTAACGTCATTTCTTGTGTTGCGTTTGGTATAAATGCTTTCACTTTGTTTATAGACAGTTTTTTGAATTCATATATGAGCGATAGTCTACCCTCACGCAGTACTGCTGGGTCTATTTTTGACTTATTACAATTAAACGTACAGATAAATTTAATTCCAAATGCTTCGCCTATAATGCCATCAGTTAAATTGAGCATTGAGTTAAGGAATCTATTGCCGTTACTTCTATCAACAAATAGTTTTTCGCAGTCTTCTATGATGAATACGTGTTGTTTATGCTCACTCAAAAAATCGAACATTTTACCATCGCTAGTTGGTTTAAACAATTCTGAATCAAAATACAGAAATTCCACATCAGGATTGTCATGTATCAATTTTTTGATTATAGAAGTTTTTCCAGTTCCTGGTTCTCCGTGCAGCAGTATAAGTTCCTCTTCGTCAGAATTAATCAGTTCAGTTAACTTATCGTATGGTAAATCATCATTATAATTCTTTTTCAAGTCGCAGTCAAAAGGTTTAACCTCTATGCTTGACTTATGGATACCATAACTTCCATCTGTACACACGGTAAGGTTTTTCTGTATGTTTTTTGTAGGTATTTCAATTAATGAATGATTAATGAGTTTTTCAAGTTCAGTTTTGTCTTGCTCCCTAAACAACCAAGTTTCAATTGTATAAATTTTTGCTGGATTTCCATCTTCTGAACTTCTTCCATACATTTGAATTAATCCATAGTCTGTAAAGACGTAGGCAGTTCCATCAAAGAAAACGAAATTACCGATTGAGCGTATTGTGTCAATGTATGAATACTCTTTTTTCGTATACTCCCCAAAATCTTTTAACTTAAGGGATTTTGATAGTTCTTTGCCGCTGATTGTAGAATCGGTGAGTAAGACCCTATCTTCCTCTTCATAATACTTACCATAATATCTATAATTGAGACAATTACCATATATGTGCATAATAAGTGTCTCAATATTGGCGAAGCCGTGTTCCATTTCGGTAACATTCATTTGGGCTTCTTGCGTTTTTAGATATTTACAGTAGTTTTCATAATATTTTTTGTAATTATTAAACATACATATAAATTTTAGTTTATGCAAAGATACTAAAAAAAAATTGATTAGTCAAATGTATTTTGTTTTTTTAACTTTTTTTTATTTTTTATATAAAAAGTGATATGAATATAAATAACGAATGTATTTTAATAACTGGCGTTGCTGGGCTTCTAGGCAGTAAAATGGCTGATTATATAGTAGAAAACCACAAAGAATATAATGTCATTGGTATTGATAATCTTTTTGGTGGATTTATGAATAACGTGAACGAAAAAGTAATTTTCTATAAAAGAGATTTGTCGATTGATAGTATAGATGATATATTTCTAAATCACAAAATTGTTTATGTATATCATTTTGCAGCATATGCAGCAGAAGGACTTTCACCATTTATGAGAATGTTTAATTGGAAAAATAATTCATTATCTACTGCAAATATAATAAATTGCTGTATAAAATATAATGTAAAAAGATTAGTATATACATCTTCTATGTCAGTTTATGGCTATGGGGATTTGAAAAATAATAGATTTGATGAGAATGACATGCCTTGTCCAATAGACCCATATGGCATTTCGAAATATGCGTGTGAAATGGATATTAAAGTTGCTGGAGAGCAACATAATCTTGATTGGTGTATTATAAGACCGCATAATATTTATGGCGAAAAACAAAACATTTGGGATAAGTATAGAAATGTTTTAGGTATATGGATGTATCAAATTTTAAATGAAAAACCAATGTTAATATATGGTGATGGCGAACAAACGAGAGCATTTACGTATATAGACGATAATTTAGAACCTTTATGGAATGCTGCAATTTTACCAAATGCGTCAAAAGAGATTATAAATCTTGGCGGTGTAACGCCATATACCATTAATGAAGCAGCCAAGATACTTTGTAGCATTACTAATTATGATAACATTTGCCACAAAGAACCAAGGCATGAAGTGAAATGGGCAGTTCCAACTTTTCAAAAAAGTATAGACATACTTAATTTTAAAGACATTACTAGTTTAAAAAACGGTTTGGAAAAAATGTGGGATTGGGCAAAACAACAGCCTAAGAGAGAACAGTACAAATGGGAAAATTATGAAATAACAAATGGTATATATTCTTATTGGAAATGAATGAGAATTTAGATATTTTTATATGCACACACAAAGATTTCGATACTGTTGTAACCAATAGTGTTTACAAGGTACTAGATTCTAGGGAGATTAAAAAAGAGTATAAAATTTTTGGTGTATTAGATGATGTAATAATGTCAGAGTGGTTGCATTTTTTTTATGTTTATGAAAATATGAATTTAAAAAATTATGTGGGATTTTGTCATTATAGGAGATATTATGATTTTTTAGATGATGTTCCAAATGTTGATGAAATATTTAAAACATATGATATAATTGTAAGAGCACCAATTAGTTTATCTGTCAATATAGAAACCCAATATAAGTTGTGCCATAATGTTGATGATTTATATGTTTTAGGCGACATTTTAAAAGAAAGATATACTGAATATTATGAAACATATGAAAATTTATTGAAATCAAATAAAATGATACCATGCAATATGTTTATAATGAAAACAGAAGATTTCAAAAAATTCATGGATTTCAATAAGGAAATTATAAAAGAATTTTTATGGAGGGTTGGTATTAATTTTATTGATAGAATTAAAAATAATGAGAATAAGTATATTAAATCATATGCGCCAAATAACACGTATAAGTATCAAATAAGACTACTTACGTATGTACTTGAAAGACTGACAAATATATATATATTAAAAAATTTTAAAAGCATAAAAACATATAATGCTGTTATGACAGAAAATAAATATAATTTAAAAAGTAATATGATATAAAGTTATGGGAGATTTAGAAGCAATGAGAAGAAAAGACCCAAAGTATTTAAAAAGCCTTTTATGGACAAGAATTAATCAGCAGAAAATGCTTAATAATACATTGTGTGAAATGTTGTCTAAAAATTCTAGTAGGAAATCAATTGAAATGATTAAGGAAAGTTTAGATGAAATCATGGAGGAAATAAACAATATTAACTATGATATTGCTAAGATAGGCAAGAAAGATGAAGAAGTTACCTATAGTTTCTATGACAATGTTGAAAAGAACAAGTGCCCAGATGCTATGACTGAAGAAGACAAGAAGAACAAAGGATTCTATGATTCAATCGTAAAACAGAGCAAGGCAGTACAGTTTAAGGAAGCGGAAGGCATAAAAAATGGAGAAACTCCAACAAAGTACAATTACGAAAACATCTATAAGAAAGTTGAAACTAAGTACAATAACAATTTTAAGGTGAATCAAGATGATTTGGCTAAAAAATTTGTTGAAGATTTGAGAAACACTGCCGATTCAAGACTACAAGCAAACAGATTCTTGGTTAATTTGAAAGAACCGTTAAGCATTCCAGAGATAATGGTTAAATCGGTATCATTTGACCCAAGAGATAATAGGGTTTCTGTGTGCATATATGATTTTGTTACCGATTTCGAAGGTGCTAGATACCCAGTTTTACAAGTATTGAAGTATGCGCCAAATACATTTAGTTTCAAAGTAGAACATTTGGATGCAAATGGAAAGGTAATATATACTGAGAGATATTCTAGATGCCATATAACTGAGGTATACAGAGACCCAATTGATTATTCTAATGATGATTTTTCAAAGATACAAATATTTATCAGTTATCAGAATGTAGAATATGAAACAAGTAAGTAATAAAAAAAATATTATAAAGCCAAAAAAAACAGTTAGAAAACGTACAGCTTCTAAGGTAAGGAAAGCCACTAGGAAGGCTGTACGTGCTCACCCTAAATTCGGAACATCCAAGTTAGAGGAAGATTTTGCTAGAGATTTCCTAGATAAACTTAAAGTAAGGTATGTTTATCAGTTTGAAGCAAAGGATATTGGTAGATTCTATGATTTCGCAATATTCCTAGATGAGAGTAGCGGATTAACACTTGGAAGTATGATTCTTCTCGAAATTGACGGTTCTTACTATCATTCAGACCCTAGGTTGGTTAAGGAAGAGAATATGAATCCTATGCAAAAACGTAACAAAAGGGTTGATGAATACAAAGACAGATGGGCATTAATGCATGGTATACCGCTCATAAGATTCTGGGAGAAAGATATTCGTGAAAACCCTAAGATGGTTATGGACGAATTAAAAAAAAGATTATATTTGGAAACTGAGAAAAAGTCTTTGACTGAAAAGAAAACTAAAAGACATATAAATAAAATCAAATAAAATATATTTATTGTGGAAGTCACGTTATATATGCCTTATTATGATTACAATGACAGTGCTTTTGATGTAAACAATAATTACTATAGTGATGAAGAATACATTAAGGCGGTATCTAGTGAGTATAATAAGAATAAAGACATTGTTTACAATTCAATGATGAACTATAATAATGGCACTGGAAGTCTCATAGGTGGCGATGGGCAAACTTACAAGTTTGGTTCTAATACGTCTCAGAAAGAGGATAAAATAGCCTATTCAAGTTGTAAAGGAATAGTGTATGATGAAAATGGGAATGATGATAATGTTGACAATTTAATCACGCATTTTGTAGACCAGAAACCATTTATAGAAATGTTTGAGTTTGATGACACTAGTAGCGAAGAAGAATTCATTTCGGAAATCTCATTGTGGGTTAAAGAACATAATGCGATTAACAAGTATAAAGATTTTAAAGGCGAAGAGTGGGCTTGGATAAAAGAGCCTAAAAGAAACGTTAAGATGCATTTTGTGAATAAAGCGGGTGAAGATTTATATGCAATTCTTGAAAATTGTAAAATCATGGATATAGTTGACGATAATTCAATGATTGTTTTTATTGAAAAATTAAGATTAATAGATAATTTATAAATTATGGCAAAAAAGAAATTAACTGAAGAGCAAGAAAACGAGATTAAGACTCTTTTGGAAAACAATAAAATGTTGGAGAAAACAAAGAAGGAGGCTGCTGACAGAGGAAAAACTCAGTCAGTAAAACAGATTGAGAGAGCGCAGCAAGA